ATATCAAACAGTCTTGCTTGTGCTTTATTATCACCTTTCCTCAATACTCTTCCAATTGATTGGAGATTGCGGACTCTAGACTTTGAAGGTGACGCAAATATAACATTATGTAGATTCTTAATGTTAATTCCTGTACTGAAAGTTCCATACGATGCAATAATGATTGCATTGGATTCTTTCTCGGTAAGAGATCTAATATTCTCCCTTTCCTCTGCTTCAATTCCACCATGAACTAAAAACACATGACGATCATTTCCGATGGAATTATTTATAAGTTCATAAAGTGGTTCCCCGTGTTTCTCGACATAATTGAAGAGTACTAAGGTATTACCAGTCAGGTCTCGACATAAGTTACGAATAAACTTATTTCTACCTTCATGTAGAACAATATATTCCATCTCATCCTGATATGAATCAAAATGTTGATGTGGATGTTTAAGTAGAAGAATACTAATATTCAACTTAGATAATTGACCTTTATCCTGAAGATCTTTAGTTCTGGTTACCTTGTCACATTTACCGAATAGACCTTCTAATACTAACTTGTGCGTATGACTTCCATCAAGTGTGCCTGTCAGACCAACTCGATATTTACAGTTATGTAATTTAGTGAGAATACCTGTCAGACTTTTTGCTTTATAGAGATGTGCTTCATCTCCAATCACAACATCAAACTGCTCAAACCATTTCTTTGATTCTTTATAAATCGATTGCCAGGTTGAAATTGTTACATCTGCTTGTTGATACTTTTCCTTGCCACCATAAATCTTTTGGCAATATGCAGATGCTTGCCATCCATAATCTTCAAAATCCTTATACATTTGCTCCACAAGTGATGTGGTCGGAACAATGATTAGGATTCTTCTATTGTGCTGTAAGTGCCATCTTACCAACGAATAGATGATAAGAGACTTTCCAGATCCAGTGGGGGATAGTAAGAGCCTACGGTGGTATTTGACTGCATCATAGACTGCCTTATATTGGTAGTCACGTGCTTTAAACGGTAAACCGAGTCCTTTAATGAAGTTGACAACTCCTTCTGGACTAACGAATTCTTCTTCATCGTTTGGATATCCATAAAATTTGTTGTACTCTACATCATAATCATATTCTCTCAGAGTGAGGTATTCGATTAGATGATCATAAAGACCTGCATAAATTTCACCTGTTCCTGGTGAATATAAACGAATTTTGCCATCCCACAGTTTGTTTCTGTAGGTTGGCATAAATTTTGCTGCTGGAACTTCAAACGTAAAATACTCGGATAATTCTTTATGAATGTGGGGTTCTGTTTCTACTGTGAGGTAAACTTCGTTCTTCTTTTTAATAAGTGTTTTCATCCACCAGCCTCAAATCTTCTATGCTCTAGTGCATTCTTAATTTGATACGTTCTATTTGTAATCATTTTAAGAATGCTTTCAATATAATTTATACACTCTTCAGCATAGGCAATTTTCATCTCACACTTTTGCATATCTTCATCTGCATCGATGAACATGGGAAGATCTGTTTTTAGTAGTTTGAGATCAAATGGTTTATCTTTGTATTCTTCTTTTGGTGCCTTACCACTGTAATATTTGTACTTATCACGTAGTAAAGACTTACACTTGAATTCATTTTCCTTAAGGATGAACTTAAATTCAGTGTATAATTTGTAATACTTTTGGTGTAATTGTGGTATCTTTAAAGATTCAGTATCAAGATCAAATTCGTTGATGACACTATCAACTTCCCACATTTCTTGAATCTTTTCTAGGTTCATAGTAACTCCACATTAGTGATACGAATTTCTCTTTCTGTACCTGCCATCATATGCTTTTCACTCATAAGGATTTCTTTTGCCTCTTCCTCAGAGTTTGCTTCAATTGTCTTTGTTTTTGTGTAGATTCCTTCTCTGATTTTGTTACAGTAATTAAATCCACATCCACTAGGACAATCTGTTTTTAATTGGTAAGTAAGTTTATATTCCATTATAGCACCGAAATTCCGTCTTTGTTGCAAACATCGTAACTCTTATATTTAAATGTTACTTCTGCGATAAAGTAATCAGTATCAGTTCCAGTTGATTCGAACCTAAGAGTACTTAATGATATTGGATATACATCCTCAAATTTAATTTGAGCAATAACTTTTAAACTACTGTTTAATACAGACAATGTTCCATCTGTAAATGGATAGAACTTTCCATCATTTGGATTTGTATTCTCTCTTTCAAATTTAGATCTTTCTCTAAAACTATCAGGAACACCTAAACCTCTTAACCATTTTTGAATAAGAATATAATTCTCTAAGTCCTCATCAATTAGAAATGTGAGATTTAAATCATCATATGTAAAACCAGCAGGTAGAGGAACCTGTACAAATGGTGTAGGTTGATTTGATGTTAAGACGTTGATTCCTGGAATGTTTGCAGACTGGCAGAAATACGTCACCTTTTGGTTCTTACCTAATGTGAATCTAAATCCAGCAGGAGATAAGAAATTCCTATTTTTAATCTGTTCTGCTAACATCGAACTAACTCTCTTGACGAACTATTTAGACAAAAAAAGGGGTGCCGAAGCACCCCCAAGAAACCAGAGAAAGGATCACATTAGGTTGATAACCTTTACCTTTCTGTAGTATACGTTTGCGTTTGCGGTGAGTGCACCTGAACCCTGGGTTAGACCCTCAGCAAATGGGTTAGCAACTAGACCATAACGGGTCTTGAAGCCAATCTTAGGCTGGAAGGTGTCCTGACCGATCGCACGTACCATCTGGAGAGGTACATATGGGCAATAGAAGAGACCTGCATCATAAGGTGAGGTGCCCTTATAACCCATTACGAAGAAGTGGTTAGCAGAAACGTTTGCTGAATAGGGATCAACATAAACCTTAATGCGACCGTTTAGAGTACCAACTAGGGTTGAAGAAGTATCGTCAACACCAGTTAGTGCATTGTTGCCGTTTAGAGCAGGGGTGTAGTCGAGAACACCAGCCATGCCGAGAGCACTTGCAACGTCTGCTGAGCAAACGATGAAGTTACCCTTGCCACGACGAGTCTGCTGACCGATAGCATTTGCTTCTCTTTCGATTTGGAAGAGTAGACCCTTGAACTTCTCAACTGACCAACGACCGTTGGAATCAACGTCTAGGTCGAATACACCTGCGTTAGCAGTGTTGTTTTGTGCACCAGGCTTTGCGATTGCATAGATGGTACGAACAATCTCACGGTTGATCTCTGCAAGAACCTCAGTTGAAAGGATGTTTGCAAGTTCGGTTTCTGCATCGAGACCATGAACTGCCTTGAGGTCTTGTGCGAGCTCTAGTGAGTACTCAGCCTTGAGGGCACGTGACTTCGCAGTTACGGTTACCTTCTCGATTGAGAAGTTCATTTCTGCGAATGCATTTGAACCAGTACCGAGGGTTTCTGCCTCGTCTGTTCTCATTGCAGTACCAGTGGTGTAGGTGCCACCGTCAAGAAGTGCTGAAGGATTTGAACCTGAATGTGCGGTTGCTGAACCGAAACCTGAGGTTCCTGCTGCGTCACGACCAGTGAAGTCTGAATCTGCTTCGTTGAAGAATGCTTCAGCACCTGAAGTACGGTCGGAACCGTAACGTGAACGCATTGCGAAGATTAGACCAGTAGGACCAGTCATTGGTTGAACACCGCAGAGATCATAAGCAAGAAGCTTAGGCATTGATCTACGGATTAGGCTGATCAGAACAGGGTCGAAACCTGCTACAGGACCAGTTGCGGTTGCTGAACCAGAGAAACCAGCAACAGAAGAGGTTGAACCAGTGCTGTTGGTTGGTGCTGCTTCTGAGAGCATTACACCACGCTCTTCACGTAGGAATCTCTCTTGGTTCTCTAGAAGAACTGAAGTTACAGCTTTCTTATAGTTGTCTGTGATTGCAGGGAGGGACTTGTGCTCAAGAATGGGAGCCCACTTCTCCTGCAGATGCTCTGAATTGAACATTGCGTTTGTCTCCTTTTTGTGGATTTGTAAATATTTATAATTAATTAGGTTTTGCCTATCAGGACCAACGTGAAATTGCACTCATGTATGCAGACATTGAATCTGATACTTGGGTGTTTTCTAGTTGTACATCCTCAGTTAAAGCACCAGGCTTATTTACTGGGAAGTATGATTCCTTAAGCATTTCAATTTTCTCTCTGAACTGTTGCTCAGATACGAACTCAACCCCTTCTGAGAGGGACTGCATTTTCTCTCTCTGGGAGAGAGCTAAACCTTCACAAACTTCGTTCACAATCCCATTCTTGATATAATTACCGAGCTTCTTAGTTAGAGCAACGTTCTGCTCGATCTGCTCGTTAAGTTTGCCTTCAATAATATCTAGTTGACCTTCCATTTCAGTTACTAGGTCAACTTTCTCGTCTGCAACATCAATGTTGTTTTCGACGAAAACCTGTTTGAGACCAGCCATTACTGACTCTGCGATCTCTGATTTGATGCCGTGCTGGATCGCAATTTCATTTTGCTCCATCCAGGTTTCTACGGCATATGAGAGGTAAGTATCAACTTTCTCTGCGAGTTCAGTCTTAACCTGCTCTACCTCTTCCTTAAGTGCTGCAGCATACTCCTCATGAATAACTTCTAATTGCTCATTGATGCGGGAGATAACTGCTGCCTCAAAGATTGTTGCTGCCTTTGACTTAAACTCTTCTGAAAGTTCTTCACCTTCAGTTAGAGCAGCAACATCTGAAGAAAGATCTACTTCGAAGAATTCCTTCATTTCCTTCTCTTTCTTTTTATCTTCCTTCTTGTCCTCTGATTCATCCTCTTTGGAATCCTCATCCTCATCCTCATCCTTCTCTTCAGCAAGTTTACCTGAAGCTTGTGAAGGATGAGTTGAAGGTGCTGCTGCTTTCTTCATTTTTGCAGCAACTTTCTTACCAACGGGACCACCATCTGGGGTTTCTTTTGAAGAACCACCTAGTTCCTCACCCTCATTATGAAGTGGGGATTTCTCGGCAGGCTTAGCACCTTTGGTTACTACGTTCTCTACTAGTTGTGAATCTTCAGAGAAGATTTGTTCAATTACTTCTGATTCTGACATTTACTGTCTCCTGATAACTGCTATAATTTCTATATTTATTTATAAATTAGAGTGATTTTAAAAACTCATCGAAGACGTGAATCTGTCTTTCGACTAGATCTGATCTAGATAAAGCAGCATTAATGTGCCTCTTCATACTCTCAAGTCTTGATTCTGTAAGTCTTCCATTGTCCCATACCCACTCCTTTCCTTCCATAATTCCATTCACAAATGCGTCAGGTGCAGAAGGATCAGCAACGATATCAGCAGCAGTAGCAAGCATGAAATCGTCTTTCACATAATTAACACCATTTTTCTCTTCCAAAGATCCAATACCTCTAGATGAGACACCTAGTTTAATGCCTTCATCAAGTAAAGATTTTGCAATCTTACCCATTGGAGTTTCTAGGAGTTTTGCTTTCCCAATGAAATTATTTCCTTCACGAGTGAGTGAAACGATTTTGTGGGAAACTCTATCTAAATTAATAGTTGGACCATCTGGATGACCCAACTCACCAAGTGCCCTCCCAGTATTAACGAAGGACTCATTATATTTATTAACTTCACGTTCTAGGATATTTACATCGTAATATCTACGATTACGATTTTGCATATTACCTTGGAGGAAGATACCTTCAATGAAGTAGTTCTTCCCACCATCTTCTTTGGCTTCGCAAATTAATTTGACTTCTTCAATACTTTCTGAAATTAGTTTCATTCTTCTTCCTCTTGTGATGAGAACCAGTTTTGTGCCACTTCAACACGCTTACTTTGAATTGCTTCAATTGACAATGCTTTCATAGCATTAGAAACCAATTCAAGTGTTTCTGCTTTATCATCATTGTAAAGTGAATTTACAATATCGTAACCATGCCCAGACATAAATTTCTCCTATAATAAACTATTTAGATAAAATTAAAATTCTCCACGTTTATAATCCTGTTGATCTGGTCCAGGTGGCATCTGCTGCTGTGGTTGTCCACCCATTGGAGATCCCATAGGTTGCCCTGGCATACCACCACCCATCATTGCCATTGGATCATTCATCATTGCTGGATCTGGAATAATTCCATCTGCAATTTCTTGCTCCATTTGTTGATCTATTTCTTGAATCTCTGTTTCTGTCTGCTTCAGAATTTGACGACGAATATAATCAACAGAGAAATATTTACCAACATACACATCCATTTGATTAACCAGCCCAAGTCTTTCATTGAGCATTTCATTTTCTTTAAGTTCTGAGAAGTGATTATCCGCAACATAACTAAATTGGATATGCTCCTTCATCTGGTCCCAATCTTCAATGCTACATACACCCTTGAGAATGCATTGTGTTTTTAGTAGATCTAGGAATAAATCACTGAACTTTTTACGCAGACGAGTAATAAACTTTTGGAATTTAATCTCGTCTCGATTAATTTCAGCAGAACGTCCAATATTAAATGTACTTTCAGACTCTAGACGTGATTCTGGAACATTCAATGAACGATATAACTTACGTTGGAAATACTTAACATCCTCAAGTTCTCCAAGATTCTGACCACCAGGGAGAGTTGTAATCTCAGTTCCTCTGCCACCTTCTCTACGAGGTAACCAGAAGTCCTCAAGCATACTCATGAACTTACGATCATCTTTGATCTCACCAGTTGATGCGTCATATACAAGTTTATTGCGATAACGTGACATTACCTCACGCAAATACTGTTCTGCTTTTTGCTTAGGTAGATTTCCAACATCAATATAAAAGATTCTTCTTTCTGGTGCACGTGACAAACGGTAAATAACCAGAGAATCTTCAATCATTCTTAATTGGTTAAGTGCTTTAATTGCCTTATGCATATAACCAAGAACCATATTTCGGTTCATGTCGAGTAGACCAGAATGTGCATAACAGATTGCATCTGGTGCTACTCTGATACCAGAAGTGTCATATCCACGCAGACCTTTCTCGTTGTAAACATAGTATTCTACTGATTTACGTGTAATTGCCTCATCAGTAATTGAACCAGCAACTGATCTTTCCTTTGGTTGTTCAAATTCAATTACTTTACGAATTTTACGAGGATCAATATAACGTAACTCCATAATCCCTTCATTGGGATTCTTTAGATCAATAACTTTATGATAGAATAGTCTCCCATCAATATACC